TAGACATAGCCACCATTTCATTAATCGAGGCCAAGAGTAATAGTTGATTGGAGCGTTGCAGTTGTACCAGCACCCATGTCAGCTAGGTTTACTGTTAATGCTTGTCCACTATCCATTGTGATTGCTACAGAACCAGGATCGCCTCCAGCTATGACCGTATTCTTGCCCAAAAGAGGAAGCGATGGTACTGCCCCATTAGTAACCGTGGCAGATAGTAAGCTTGGTACGGCATCAGCTTGGATGTAGGTTTCGCTTGCCGAAAAAGCATCACCTGTGTTGACTACATTGAAGCTAGTATCGTAATCAATAGTAGGAACACCGTTAGCAATACCAGCATCAGCTAGATCAAGAGAACCTATCTGACCAGCTACAGTGTTTGCTTTTGGTGTTACGTTTGTACCAGCAACACTTATAGAAGCTCCAATACGCTCCGAAGTGGCACTTGCTGGAACTGTTGTTACAGAGGCTGCTGACTGGATCGTATGAGTAATATCTGCAAAACTAGCTGCTGGAAATGCTAGTAAAATCAAAGGAATAAATTTTTTCATTTTTTGGGTGATGGGGGATCAATAATTTCCGCATTTTCGATGCGAAGCGGTGTTTCTATTCTAATCGTTTGATAATTACTAGACTGTGACGCTAGTAACGCTTCTACTTCTTTTTTGCTTAGAGGCTTGTCCTCTGGTTTAAAAGTACCATCTCCACGCTTTTTTGCAGTAGCAATCCCATATGTAGACAAAGTCCCCGTGAAAACGCTCGCGATGAAAGTCGGATCAATCTTGTTTTGAACCCAACCTGGGATAGTTATATAGTTAAGAGTAAGAATAAAGCCACTCCAAACTAAGACACCTAATCGAACAAAATTACTAATGATAGCAAGCTGTTCTTCTTTATCGTCTATACCCTCTTTTAATTTTTGAAAAGGATTCTTTTTCTCTTGTTCTGCCATAGAAGCGTAGTATCTTGTCTAATACTAGCATTTTCGCTATGTTTGGAAAGTAACACATAAATAACGATGGTAAAAATTCTTAAACCTATTCTTCTTGTATTTATAAAATCTAAAGCAATGAAGAGATTGATAATTGATCTGTTGAAAGCAATCGCTAAAGAAACAGACAATTCAATAGATGACCAAGCAGTAAGCTTTATAGAAGCGAGAATGTATCCAGGATCTACTACAGCACTTCAGTGAAAAGAGGTGAAGCATTTAAGTCTATAGCTATGAAAGTTACTAAATTTCTAAACATTGATATAGAACCAGCACCTCCAGAGTTGGAACTAGAAATTGAAGTGCAGTGCAGAGAAATTATGAAAAGTAATAACCTAGACAGTGTGAAAAGATACTGCACTCACATGATTAGAAAAAAGTTTGACCAAGATATATTTATGGCTTCGTTATTAAATAGACTTATAGAATTAGAGTCTAATCGTGTTGTGGCTGAAATGAGAAAAGAAAAACCTAAAAATCCCTTCAAAAAGTTTTTTCGTATTAAGTAGTTTTCTGCTTTCTCCCTTCGATTCGTCTTTGTACAGACTCTCTCCACATCAACTCGTCTTTAGCTTCAGCTATTTTGTACTCAGAGCTAGGAAATTCACGCTGTAATGCTTCATAAGCTACCTTTCTTACCCACGCAGTACCACGCATACCTTCTTTGTCGGCAGCTTTTTCTATAAGTTCTGCTCTATTTGGGTCGATTAGCACCTGATAATAACTTTTGTTTCCGTGTTTTAGAGCCATTTACAATGTTGTTCTTGTACTACTCTACCACCAAAAAGGCAAATCGGCTTTTTCAAGTTGCTTTTCCACATACTTTTTTCTGGCATCTCTCCTTTTCTGAGTTTTACCAGTTCTTACTTCCCTAGCTCTTTTTAAAAAATCAATGATACTAGCCAGGTCTTTGGTAGTCGCCTTCGGAATCTCTTTGTAAAGATCCTTCATCAGATCTACTCTTATATTCTTCTGCATAAGCAACAGGCATAACCTCCGTAAGAGTCTTGTAGTATTTTACTCCAAGCGGTTTATTGTGCTTGGAGATATACCACCCGTGTTCGTTCTTGCAAATACCAATCATTAGTGTACTTCGCTCCATTTGTCGCCAATAGATACTTCAGCTAGTGCAGGAACACTGCCCAACCACTTTGCTTCAGCTTTTTCCATTGTAGTTTTTAGAATTTCAGCCCACTCTTCAGCAATATCCTCTTTTACAAGAAGTATTAATTCATCATGAACGGCTGCTGCAATCCTTACTCTATCTTCGCCAGCTTCTTTAACTTGTGTCCATAAGTTTCCTAATGCACATTTTAGTATCGCAGCACCAGCACCTTGAATCGGTGTATTGCATCTGACAGTAGTTCTATTAAGATCGCCTTTTAAAAATCTACGCATATTAGATACTGGAACTCTAGTCTCAGGCCATTCATCATCTTCTGTGGATCGTGAAAGATAATTCATTTCTTTCTGCCAATCACGAATACCGCTATATGTATTTAGCCAGTTGTCACGGATTTCTACAGCTTCATCTGGTGACATAATTACACCGCTACTTCCAGCATACTTCCGTAAACCTTCAGCACCAGCACCATACAGTAGGCCAAAGTTAGCAGACTTGGCAATCTGTCTATCGCATCCCATCTGTTCAGCCGTATAGTCATGTAAATCTTCGCCACGTTGAAATGCAGCCGTCATATTCTTATCTTTAGCTAATGCAGCAGCAAGACGTAACTCCATCTGTGAAAAGTCAGCGTCAACTATCTTCCAGCCTTTAGGAGCCTGTACGCATTGTCTAAACTCTGAATCTCTTGGTATTTGTTGATTATTAGGTTTAATGCTAGACATTCTGCCTGTATCCGCACCTAACTGCATATATGATGCTCTAACAAATCCATCATCTGACATCTTATCCTGTATGCTTTCTATCATTTGTCTACGCTTTTCTCTACGTTTCCAAGTCATAAGTGTCTGGATCGTAGGAGAATCAGCAGCACAATTTTTCAAAGCATCTTTGGCAACACTAGGTTTACCATCATTGTTTACTGGTGTATAGCCGAGAACTAACTCAAGTTTTTCTAGTAATTGTTTAGAGCTTTTAATGTTAAATCCTGCATACTTCTTAGTGCCTAGTCTTATTGAACCTTGGTCTTTCGCACGAAGATTAAACGAGCCATCTTCATTTCTAGGTAACTTTTTTCCAAGTGGTAAGTCATTATCAAGCTCTCTGATAAATTCATTACCAAGTTCTTTAATGTCATCTTCATAATCAATTCGACATTGCTCTAACTCTTCTTTATTCCATGGTAGCCCAACTCTCCACATCTGAGCCATAGCTGGTAAAGCTCTGCACTCCAGGGTATATGCCCTGTGTAATTGAGCGTTTCTAAGTTTTTGGTCTAATACTTGATCTAACTCTAATAGCACTTCTATATCTTTAGCAGCGTATATTAACTGCTCTTTAGATAGTGTCTCTGCTCCCCAATTAGACTTCTGCTGTTCTTTGGATATATCCATATTTAGTTGTCTCTTAGCCAGTGCATCAAGACCGTGCTTAGTCTGCGGTATTCCGTTGGTTAGAAGTCTGCTGGCTATCATGCTACACCTAACGAAACCGTTTAGATGTATGTCATGTTCTTGCAACCAACCTAGATCAAACACTGCGTTGTGTGCCAGCCAGTATCTATTTTGACTACTGAAGAACTCCTCTAAATAATTCCAATCGCTACGCTCTAGCTCGAAACAATCTATAACAACTATGGTTCGTGAAGAAAAACACCCCAACTGAATTAGTCGGAGTTTGCCTTCTTCTGGTTGTAGCTGTAATGTTTCTGTATCAAACGCAAGACTGTGTGCTGTATGCAATCTTTTTAATTCTGATATTCCGTAATAAACAGAATATTCTTGTTTAGTAATTGTTGAGGTCATGGAAGAACCTATAAATATGTGCTCTATTAC